ACCGTGGGTTTCCAGAGGCGCCATACAAGGTAGGCAAGAATAGCAAGGGCGAGGACTGTGATGAGGGTCCGCATTACTTGAGAACACGAGAAATTCTGCGCTGTTTTTCAAACCACCGGCGATAGGCTTCCTCAGGATCCACTTCTTCCTTAATCTGAATCCATGCTACATCCGTCGTCATTCTCTCAGGTTCAAAGGGCCTAGAATGGATTTTCACCCATTGGCCATTGTATCGCACAAGAAAAATGGAAGTTGGTTCCATTATTTCTTGGAGGTAGGTAAGTGGTAAATGGAAGTCATTGTATTTGGGGTAGCCAAGGGCCTTCTCGCAGTCGCAGGTAATTACATCGTTCACTATGGGGCTTCACGAGTCTACGACACATTCTGCGTGCCTCATACACTTAGTGAAATTGTATACACGCTCGTCTCTACGTCCAGTCCAGTCTGCGTTGTAGCCTTGGGGACCATGCAGATGACACAAAATAACTACGGAACGTTGCTGACCACAACGTTGGCATCTCATTTAGTGAATGCTCTCAGGGTCTAACGAGTTTGTCCGAGTGGTTAAGGAGACAGTCTTAAGATCTGTTGGCGAAAGCCGCGAGGGTTCGATCCCCTCAGCTCGTATTCACATATAAACTACAATTCATACATAAGAACAAATGTCTTGGGTTACTTCACCAAATGGTGTTTTTTCTATAAACATGGAAGAACCACAGTTACTTTATGCTACGCCTGGTGTAGTTAATCATCCGTGGATTAAACGGTTTTCTGGAAAACCAAATTATCAGGGAAAAACTCCATATATATTTGCTCATCCACTGGATCCAAATGATTGCCTTCAATTTGCAGAGTCATTGGCGTCTAGAATTATTGGATACAATGAGGAAGCCTGTATTTTCAAAGAGAAACAGAGTAATCTTGAATTTGGAGACACAGATAAACTAAACATTGATATTGCAAAGAACAGTGCCAACGTTCTTAACGAAAATGCCAACCCAAATGTGGGTGAGGCATATGCGGTTGTAAGGAAGAGGGTAGTGAAAGATAAAGCACCTTACCACATTGGATATGTATTGTTTAAAGATGGTGATACCAACGTTACATTGGAAGCAAATGCTGGAGATCCAGATCTTGAGCACCCTGTTTTTGACATGTATAGCACTAGTAACCCTGCACTATCGTGGCATGCTCGGTATATTGATGATTACAAACCAGCGTCTACGATTGTTATTTTAAAGAAATAAGTTAGACCCGCGGGAATCCAACCAGGTTGGCACCGATTCCGAAACCAGCACCTGTGCGAGCAGAGGCACCCACACTGGGCGCATAGATATCCAGAATAGCGAAGGTGGCAGTTGCAACGAGGGCGATCATTCCAACCTCGGCAACCTTGAGGGTCTTACCGGGGAGAACAAACGCGGCGATCGCCACCGCGAGACCCTCCAGGAGATACTTCACAAGACGAGTCACGAGGTCGGCCATATCGATACCGCCAGAAGGGGTAGGCTTGGGCTGGGAAGAATCAGACATTTGTTTGGTTCTTAGGTCCGAATATTTTTTACACAGATCCGGAATACACCTTGTATGTCACGAGGGGCACTCCCACCACCCACACCACCCACCAGGGGATATACAGGGAGATATACTGCAGGATCACAAAGAAAACAACGGCATGGATCGCGGCGGCCATCATACCCGATCCGAGGGAGAGAAGAACGCCGGGGCTAAGGAGGAAGAAGAGATACGCGGTTGTCAGGATGTCGTACATGTTTGTGTCTTGCGGAGAAAGGACTTTCAAAGGAAACATGGAATTAAGTAAATGCCCCGCACTGAGCTTCCGAAGATGGATGAGTCTGGACCGATCGACTACCTGGATGAGGACCCTGAGATCCCGACCCAGAAGTATTGCGTGGTGTCTTTCATTAGTCCCGAGAAGATCATCAAGCAGAAGCAGGAGTTTATGTTTGAGAAGTTTGTGGCGTGGATGGATTACGAGTGGAAGGTCAAGGGACTTGAGAACTTCATGGCATTTTTGTCCAAGAAGTACTCCGTCAAGATTGACGACCTGCTCAAGGATGCACAAGAGTATGTGAACGTGCGTAAGGAGGAGGTGAAGCAGACGGACATCCACGAGCAGTATCAGATCTTCCTTCTGAAGAACGAGAAGGAGCTCCAGGAGATGTTTGACAACCAGGTGGAGTTCCGCACGAACATCCGCGGTGTCAAGGTTCGTCGTGCATTTGCCACGGTGGAGGAGACGCAGATGTTTGCCAAGATTCTCCAGCGTCGCTACCCGAAGGACAACCTCTACATTGGCAAGGTGGGTGCTTGGCTCCCATGGGACCCTTCGGAGCACCTGATGCCGGAGGTGGAGTATGCTGAGAAGGAGCTGAACGAGCTGATGCGCAAGTACAAGGAGAACGAGTCCAACAAGGAGATGTTCTTTGCCGAGCAGCGTGAGGAGTCCATCAAGAAGCAGAAGGATGAGAATGAGCGTCGCAAGAAGGCTAATGCCGAGGAGAAGGCCCTTGAGGACGCTAAGAAGGCACTGGAGGATGCATCAGCTCCCGTTCACCCGAGCGAGGGTGCACACCGCGAGTAAAATATCATCTAAAAATAAATGTCAGATCGCGTTGTGAAGACAATGAAAGGGGCTCCGGTTCCTGAGGGATGGTCAGTTGTCAAGACAACACGGACAACACAATACATCCAGAAGAATCAGGCTGCTCCTGTCCCAAAGGAGGAGTTTGATGATCTCCTGGCTGCATTTGGAAAGTTTGGAATTAGTGCCCAGGTTGTTCAGGCATCGGATGCTGCCATGGACACATCGGGAGGTAAGTCTCGTAAACGTGGAAAGCGTTCTGCACGTCGGCGCACGTACCGTAAGTAGTAAAGGATAAGGTTCTAGTCGCCACCCGACTTCTTTACCCACACGGAGGGCGGGGCGTTCTTCTTCCTCATCGAAGAGGAGTTATAGTCATCAGCAGCGAGCATTGCTGACTGGAAAGGTCGGTTATCGGCCCACAAAGACTGGTCGCAAAGTCTGAATGGCGGATGCTCTGACGCCTTATACCAAAAGACCTGATCATCAAGCTTGTTCGAGGACACGTTGTTGCAGATGACCAGACCCTCATAGTTTTCTGTGCACTGGTCCATGAAATCACAAAACATCTCAAATGTAGGAAACATACCTGCGTAATTCTCGTAAATCCTACGACGATTACCTAGGATATTCTCACGGAGAATGAAGACAAAATCCACGTTGGTGCGGAGGTTCGGTGTGATACCTAACGGATACTGCATGGTGATAATGGTCATCATGTCCAAGTGGCGACCGTTCATGAAGACGAAACGTGTAGACTCTTCATTGATCCACTCTTTGGCTGCATACAAACAGTCGTCCAGAATCAGAAATGCACGCGGGTCAAACGGCTGTCCCGTAGCTTTGGACTTGAGAAACCGCTGTTTGGCAGCGAACTGACGCTTGATAAATGCCTGAACCTTCGTAGGCTCATACTTATCGTGAATCAGCTTGGACGGAACAAACGCCTGGAAATACTCGTTCACGGCTTCTGTAGGAGAGATCACCATCCCTGCAGGGAACGAGTCCTGGACGTTAAACAGAAGATCACGAGCCAAGAAGGACTTACCTGTGTCCTTCTTTCCAATGATCACGATCATGGGACTTTTACGAGAATCCATTCCACATCGTTCTTTGATCATCTCCATGTTGAACTTTTTGAGATTGAAGTTCTGCGTCATCTTGTTCTCCTCGTCGTTTATTTTTTAACTTTCCCCGCCGAGACATCTCACAATGGGAAAGGATCTGCGAACGACACCCGTATCTTTGAAGATCCACCGTATACCGAAGTTGGACGGAACGCATTGGTCAATGAAGACGATGCAACCGTTCTTTCCGTGCCTTGAAAAGCTCTTCAAGACGGAGAACCTTGCCGGACTCCACGACTATGGAGTGAAGCTTGAATTTCCGATTGAGTCTATTGTGGATGATAAGCATATCAAGGTTCGTGGACAAACCATTCCGGTTCACCGCAAGACCACGATGATTCTGTCTCCCTTCAAGACGATGCGAGGAGATTATGGTGCTTTTGGGGTTCCGAAGCGCACCGATGTTGCCGATGATCTTCAGGACCGCATGCAGAGTCCCCATACGGCTGCGTATGTTGGAGCGATGACATCCATTGCATTGTCTGAATCTGGATGTGAGCACTTTCCTAAGGTGTATGGTGTATACGCTGGACTTGCAGGTTCGCACACTATTGATATCTCGGATGATTACGAAGATCTCACTGAGAAGGGGTGGTTTGCTGAAAAGATTGGGAAGACATTTGAACTCAAGCTTCGCACAGCCGGACACGATGCAGAGTTCAGCCACACACGCCGGGCCCGCATTGCAATTGAAACTGCAGAGGATCTTGCATTGGATGGAATTGAGGATGTGGATGCAGATCACGTGAGTGCTCCAGATACAGACCGATCTGCAGAGGCGTATGATGTTGCATCCTCTGGATCCCCCGAGTTGGAAGAGGAGGAGTCAACTGAAGATGACGTCTACGACATTGAGTCCTGTGCATGCTCGGATGGAACGAATGAGGAAGAGGGTCCCGAGGAAGAGGACGAGCCGTTTGCATGGGCTACATTTACAGATGTGCCCGTCATGACGACGGTCATGGAGGTTTGCGAGGGCACCTTCTATGATCTAATCAAGCTCCACCCCGAGCCCGAGAAGCACGTTGCGTGGGTCTCGCAGGTGGTGTTTGCTCTTGCGTATGCCCAGCGCAACTTTGGATTCACTCACAATGATCTCCATGGTAACAACATCATGTTCGTCAAGACGAACCAGACCCACTGTATTTACAATCATGGTGGAGTGGTCTACAAGGTCCCGACCTTTGGATTCCTGATGAAGATTATCGACTTTGATCGATCAATCCTCAGCATGCGCTTGGCTGGACTTAAGGAACCCAAACTGTTCATGAGCAGTCAGTTTCAGGAAGATGAAGAGGCTGGGGGACAGTATAACATGGAGCCGTTTTATGACAATAAGCACCCACACATTGGCGCTTCATCGTCGTTTGATTTGGTTCGGTTTGCTACGTCGGTTTTCTGGGATATGTTCCCCAAGGGACCAAAGCATGAATACACGCATCCGCTATTTACAGTATTTATTCAGTGGATGAAGCAAACTGATGGCACATCTGTGATGTTTCGCACGAAGATGGACAACCACGATCGCTATCACGGATTTGATCTGTATAAGGCGATTGTCAGGTATTGTGGTGATTCAGCTGTTCCGAAGAAAGAGATTAGTCGGATGGTTCAATATCGTGCTACGCCGTCGGCAGCTCAACTCGGAGACGCGTTAGTGATTGAGTCATAGAGTCTACCATACTCACAAATGGATATCATTAATGAACATGGCGAGAAAGTTGATACCGAAGTCTTTGAAACCCGCGAACAAGTTCACGCAAACCTCTTTGTCGAACCCAATGACGTTGTTCTTGAACTTGGCGCTCGATATGGAAGCGTATCGGTTGTTATTAACCGAAAGCTAAACAACCCCCTTAATCATGTAGCGGTTGATCCAGATGACAGGATCTGGGACTGTCTTGAACGTAATCGTGAAGTGAATGGATGCAAATTCCATATTTTGAAAGGAGTGATTTCACACAGACCAGTTATGTTAGCCGAGATTGATGACTGTAATGGATATGGAACAACTTCAGTCCACACAACAGAACCTACAACGGTCAAATCCTATACACTTGAAGAGGTTCAAGAGATGTATGGGTTGAAGTTTACAACACTTGTTGCTGATTGTGAAGGATTTCTTGAGACGTTCTTTGATGAAAATCCTTGGATGTATGATCAACTAAACACAGTCTTGTATGAACAAGACTATACATGGAAGTGCAATTATGATAAAATTGCAAAGAACCTCCGCGACCACGGGCTGACCAATTTATGGTATGGTTCGCATCTTGTTTGGAAGCGAGTTTAAAACTCAGGCTTACCTACGAACATGTCCTGTGCAGCCGTCGCCACGGTCTCAGCCACGTCCGTCACCGCCTCAGTTCCAAGTGAATACAGGACACCAGTCGTAACAACCCCCGACCCTGCAACAATCTTACCTAAATCCATATAGTCAACGCTCTGGGTCTTCGCACGACGATCGAGAACGTACAGCAATGCAGCAACAATCATCACGGCGCCGACAATCATACCAAGCGTTTGGTAGTCTGTCATTTGCATTTTCAATGTGGATTCGTTTGGAGAAGTTGAACGCTTAAAGGTTCAGCTCCATCACTCCAGTGGGCTTGCCAGCCGGCTCCTCCTCTTCATCGTCGGATAAGTCAAGCTTGACATCCTCGCCCATCTGAAGGCGAGGGCGCTCCTCCTCCTCTGTATCCGTCTCAAACTCAACCGTCTCCGATTGTCCAAATGACAGGGCCGGCTTGGGGACAGGTGCCTCCTCGGCGGGCGGGGGCATAGGCGTGTCAGGGCGCTTCTCTGAAACAGAACTGCTCTTGGCCTGGAAATATGCCTTGCTAATATCCTTCCACGGGATGAAGCTATCGATGACCTCGTCCAGTGCACCACCCAGCATGGTCTCAATATCGCGACGGTTGCGCGACTGCTGTTCAGATGATACATCGATCGTCTTGAACATGTAGGCATTGGACCAGCACTTGCGAGCCGCAGACTTGTAGAGCGTAAAGATGAACTTCGACAGCGAAGGGCGATCAAATTCCACGTTCACATGGGCCTCATCAGACTGCTGGAGACTGGCAAACGCACGGATGTAACTAACGAATACACCGAGAAGTAGATCGTCCATGTACTCGCACTTCGACACCTTCTCAATGCGCTTGACCTCCGTCTCCAGAACCTCATCGGACCACTGGGGGACGCGGGTAAGGAGGTTCTGAAACGTCTTGAGGGTCTCGCTAGGTTGCTTGTTGCGCACACAGGCAGTCTTGGCGTTATCATAGATACTCCAAAGACCGTCGGCAACATGCGGGATTAGGACGCGACTCAGATTCTCACGGAGTGACTGCTTGACAAAATCCGTGCTCATTTACTTAGACGGAATGATTAGAGGAAGGACAATACGGACGCACTATGCCAAAATTTGTTCTTATCCTCATGGTCCGCAACGAGGAACGGATTCTCAAGCGATGTATGGAATCTGTTGTGGGTCTCGTAGATGCATACTGTATCTGCGATACTGGATCAACGGACAAGACGTGTGAGATCGCCACTGAGTTCCTTAAGACTCATGACGGCTGTCTAACGCATGTCCCCTGGCAGAATTTTGGGTATAATCGCACAGCGAGTTTTGCAAATGCACATGCCTATCTGAAAAAGACTGGATGGGACCTGAATGATACCTACGGACTTTTGTTGGACGCAGATATGATGTTTGCTCCGGGATCACTGAAGACACATCCACTTGGACAAGTTGGATACACGATCGTGCAGTGTGCTGGATCCATGGAATATCCAAATACCCGTCTCGTTCGCATGGATCACCTGTGGGAATGCAAGGGTGTTACCCATGAATATTGGGATGCACCCTGTGAACATCTACCGAAGGCCGTGTGTCATATCAACGACTTTAATGACGGTGGATGCAAGTCCGATAAGTTTCAGCGAGATGCTCTTCTCCTTGAACAGGGTGTGATTGATGAGCCCACTAATGTTCGGTATATGTTCTACCTTGCACAGACCTATCACAGCACTGGACGGTGGAAGGATTCAATCAAGATGTATAAGCGACGGATTCATGCAGGCGGATGGTTCGAAGAGATTTGGTATTCCCACTACATGATTGCCAAGTGCCATCGGGAACTTGGAAATATTCCAAAGTTTGAAGAGTGGATGCTCAGAGCACACGCGTATCGCAAGGAACGAGCTGAGTCTCTGTATGAACTTGCCAGGTATTTCCGGGAGACTGGTCAGCACTACAAGGCCTATCAGTATGCTATCATGGGTCAGACAATTCCAATGTCAACAGATAGCTTATTCATTGAAACCGATGTCTACCGGGGTCTTTTTGACTATGAACAGTCGATTCTTGATTATTACGTAAAGTCAGATCGGTATGAGGGTCTTCGGTCTTCGGTGCACTATATGCTGAAGCTCGGTCTACACCATCCATCCGTTCTCTATAACCTCCAATATTATACGAAACCACTCGTCTCCGAACGGAAACGTCTCACATTTCCACCTGTATTTGGACCATCCTTTTCACCATCGGCTCTTTCGGTGCTTGAGTATCCATTTGTCAATGTGAGATACGTTAACTACAAGGTTGTGAATGGAAACTTTATAACGCCCGAGGGTGTTTCACTATGTGAGAATGCGTGCTTCAATATCGAGACCGGACAACTTATTGCAAAGATGGATGAATCAACAGTAGGTCTGCCTGTTCTCGATAATACCATCA